TCACCGATGCCGGGGTGGAGATCGTGCGGGCCGTGCATGGCCGCCGGGATCTGATCGGCCTGTTATAAGCCTTATGCGCCCGGGTTCTTGTAGAGACCGCGCCGCTCCGACGCTGTCCACGTCGAGCGCCGCGCCGGTGCCGGCGAGGTTCTTGTGGTTGGCATGGAACAGTGCGGTGCCGTCCGCCATGGCGGGGTTCGAGGTAACGATGTCCCAGACCACGTCGCTCTCCAGCTGGGCGATGGCGTTGCCGTACATCGCCGGGATCCGGGTGAAGGCGTCGAGATCGTCGTTGATCAGCACCTGTCGGGTGATGGCGACCACGCGACCGTAGGTCTCGATGCGATAGCTCTCCTTCGACTCGCCCAGCGTACCGCGCTTGAACTCACCGCTCTCGCCCACTTTCAGGAGCTGCGGCGCCTCGCCGAGCTGGACCCGGTGCATCGCCTTGAAGTTGGTGGCGAGCACCTGACGACAGAAGAGCGGGAAGGTCCGCGGATAGGCCTCGTAGGCCTGTCGCAGGGTCTTGTTGGTGACCGCCGCCAGGATTTCGGGAAAGTCCGAAGTCGAATGCAGCGCCCGGGTCGCCACCTCGTCGCGGGAGAGCCCGCGCGTGCTGGCCCCCACGGTCTCCAGGCTTTCACGCGCGAGCTCCATCAGCGTCATGCCGCGGTACTCGCGGGCCGCATCCTCCAGCGGAAACAGCGTCGGGCTGTAGCGGTGCAGCAGCGCATTGGCGACGGCCTCACGGCGAGTCACCGTCGCGTCCCGCCCGCCCAGCGGGACCGAGACATGGCCGAAGGTCCGGGTCTCGTCGGACTGCGCCGCGACCTGGTCGAGGATCAGCCGGCGCGCCTCATCGATAGAAACGCCACGCTTGATCAGGTCGTCGGCGAAGCCGCGCTCGAGGTGCAGTTTGTCGGCAAGGCCGTGAATGGTGGAGACGCGATCGCGTTCCTGCGCGCGCCTCGGTCACCAGCGCGTCCGTGTCGACGCTGCGGGTCTGCTCCTGCGGCTTCGGATCGGGTGCAGACTTCGGCTGGCCTCGGGCGCCGCTTTCCTTCGGCTTCTGCCGGATTTCGGCGTCCTTCGCCTCGGTGGTCTTCTCCGCAGGCACGTCGGTCGCTTCGCGGGTCGTCTCTTCGGTCTGATCGGTGTCGTGCATCACATTGGTCCTCTGCTGGGTTTGGCCTGCGGCGCTGCGATGCAGGATGCAGTCGTGGAGGGTTTCGGTGGAACGGAAGCCGGCGGCCGGATCGGCGCCGACCGGCACAGCGGAGATCTCGAAGGGGGTCCAGTCGACAGCGCGCCAGAGCTCGCGGCCGCCCTCGGGCTTTGAGACCTCGTAGCGGTGGACCTGGTAGCCGATGGAGACCGCGCGGATGTGCCCGGCCTCGATGTCCCGCCAGATATCGCCGACCGAATCACGCTCGGAGATCCGGATCCGCGCGATGCCCTGCCCGTTCTCGATCCGCGCCGAGCCCGGCACGACCGAGCCGATTACCGCATCGAGATCGCCCGCGTCATGCACCTTCAGGAACGGCGCGCCGTTGTTCAGCCGCTCCAACCGCACATGATCGGGCGCCATGCTCAGCTCTTCGTCGTGCGCCTCGCCGAAGAGCGACATGCGGCGGACCCGCGCGCCGGTCGACCAGATCACCTCGACGCTCCGGCTCTCGGGATCGATCGTGTTCGGCGACAGCTCCGCCGCCCGGCGCAGCGTCGGCAGTTCGATCGTCTGCTCCATGAATGGATCCTCGTCAGGTCTCGTCGCCGTCCGGGGCGTTCGGATCGGTCGCAGGGTCAGGATCGGCAGGCGCGCGCGACTGTGCGCTGCCGGTCTTGGTCACGCGGCGCGGGTCGCTGTCGAGGACGAGGCCCAACTCGTCCAGCTTGCCGTTCGTCGCTGCGATCTCGGCCAGCACCGCGTCGGGGTTACGGCCCTGCCGGGCGATCGCCTCGGCGAGCGTCATGGTGCCGGAGCGGATGGCGAGCAGATCCGCCATCGCGTCCTTCTGCGGATCGACCGCCTCGAACTTCGGCGGCGACCATTCGACCGGCACGTCGGGCGTCGGGATTCGTCCCGCTGCCCACGCGGCCTCCGTGAACCAGCGCCAGATCGGCGCGCAGAACATCGGGATGAAGAGCTGCCACTGGACGGCGTCGATCATCCGGCGAAACTCGACGAGTCCCGCCCGGATCGACGAGTAGTTCACCTGGCTCAGGTCCCCGGTCAGCAGCTCGTAGGGCACGCGGAACCCGGCCGAGATCGTGTGCAGGCTCGCGCGCTTGTATTCGCCGTAGCCGGCGGTTGCCGCGGGTTGGTTGAAGCGGATGTCCTTGCCGCCCCGGGCGTAGGCGATGAGCCCCGGTTCGAACTGCTCGACCCGGTTGCCGTCGGCGTCTACGACGGAGGGGGCAATCCCCTGTTGCGCTTCCTCCTCGCCGAAGACGATGGCGGTGACGCAGGCCTCGGTCTTCTTGCGGACGATTTCGGCGACTTCGTAATCGTCGAGGTCGCGAAGCGCGCGGATGACCGGCGCGCCCCAGGGCACGCCACGGGCCTGCGTGCGCTGCTTCTCGTAGACATGGGCGATCTCGGAGGCCGGGACCGCGCGGCTAGTAAACCCGCCAGTCAGGGCGTGCATCGCGTCGCCCGGATGGACGCCGAAAATCCAGTAGGCCCGGCGCCGTCCGAGCGCGTCGAACTCGATCCCCTGGACCGCCTGACCGGAGCCGAGCGCCCCATTGCGTGACGCATCGAGGAAATCCGCCTCCAGCAGTTGCAGCTGCACCGGCGGCATGACCCCGTCGCCGGAACGCCTCGGACGGCGTCGGACCAGCACCTCGCCGGCCTCGACCATCTCACGGCAGGCGAGCGTCTGCAGGCCGTAGAAGTCGAGCTGGCCGTCCGCGTCGCAGGACCGCGCCCAGATCTCGAAGAGCCGATCGACCTCGCGGTCGAGCGCGGCGTCGCCGCTCGCAGCCCGCGGCATAATGCCGGCGCCGACGATGTTGTTGACCAGCACCGAGACCGCCTTGGCCGCATGTGGGTTGTTGCGCACCAGGTCCCGCATCCGGTCGCGCAGCAGCGCGCCGGCCCGGCCGATCTCGGCATCGGCCGAAGTGCCTGGCGCGTGCCAGCCATTGGTGCGCCGGCCGCGGGCCGCGCCCTCGTAGGAGCGGGCGAGGCCCTCGAAAGCCTGGCGCGCCAGCACACGCCGTGTTGCCGCCCGGGGCGACACCGTCGCGATGGCCCGGTCGAACCAGGACACCGACATCAGCGATCCCCGCGCGCGAAGCCGGCGATCGGGCGGTTGGCGGCACCCGCGATCTGGCGCTCGATGGTCTGGATGCGCCCGAGCAGATCCTCGGCCGAGCCGTATTCGACGGTCTTGCCGTCATAGCTCACCCGCGTGGTCCCGCTCGCATAGGCACGCCGGAGCGCCGCGAGCTCCGCTTCCGTCCAGTCCGCCATTGTCAGAACCATCCTTCCCGCCGCCCGAGCCAGTCGGAGCGGCGCTTACCCTGTTGTTGCGATACCGGGCGCCCGATCATGCCGGCCGGCGTATCCATGCCGGTCGGGACGCCGAGCTGCGCTTCCAGATCGGCCCATGTCGCCTCGGACCAGCGGTCTGCGCCTGCAATCCAGGCGGCGGCGCGGGCATAGACCCGGCAGTCCAGCGCCTCATTGCGCTCGCGGAGCTTTTGCCATTCGAGCCGGGCGAAGCCGCGCCGGTTCCTGACCGTCACCAGCTGCTCGGCAGTGAGCTGTTTGATCCATTCGGTGTCGGCCCAGCCGGGCAGATGCACCGTGCCAGGGGCGAAGGCGGCGCCGGCCTCCATTTCTTCGGGCGTCGGACGCGGCAACCGCAGGAAGCGGTAGGTCTCGGCCTTGAAGGTCGAGACCGCCACGGTCCACAGCCGCGCACCCCGGCGCAGGCGCTTGCCGCCCGCGGTGGCGTCGACATAGGTCGGTCCCGAGACAGGACTTGCCCGGTTGAAGCCTTCGAGCCCCTTGACCGGGGCGACCTGCGCGAAGCCCGCCGAGCGCGCCCAGCCATAGACCGCCGCGGTCTCGTAGCCCGTGTCGATGGCGAGCCGGGCAAGTCCCAGTTCCGCGCCGCCGGCGTGCCGCCAGCTGCGCCCCAGCAGATCGGTCAGCGCCGCCCAGCTCTCGGGCTGGCCGGGCCCGCCTTCGATCACAACGTGATCGACGAGCCAACTTTCCAGTCCGCGGCCCCAAGCCCAGACGTCGACCTCGATCCGGTCCTTCTGCACGTCGGCGCCCCCAGTCAGGAACAGACCGCCCGCGGGCACGAGGCCTGCCGGCCAGTCCTCCCGACGCTCCACCAGCCGCTGCCAATCCGGTGCGTCTCCCGTCTCGATCCAGGTTTCGCCGAGCACCGTGTTGCGGAACACCCGCTCGGCCTCGTCCGAGCCCTTCGCGGCCTCCTTGTCCCGCGCGATGTCGGCCCAGCTCTTCCAGCCCGGCGGCGAGTAGAGCGCCGAGAGATGAAACCCCACCGTCCGCGCATCGTCGGCTTCGGCGGTTGCCCGCCACTCGCCGGCTTCGAGCATCGCGGTCTTGTGATGCTCGGCGATCGGCTCTTCGCAGGCCGCGCAGTGGTAAGCGGCGGTTTCGGGTTGTCCCTTCTCCCAGCGCAGCCGCTCGAACTTGAGCCACCGCATCTCGCCGCACATCGGACACGGCACGAAGAAACGACGCTGGTCGCTCGCCTCGTACTCCCGCTCGATCCGGCTCACGCCGCGTATGGTCGGCGTCGAGACCAGGAAGACCTTGCGCCTGTGCGCGAAAGTCAGCGACCGCGCCTCGGCGAGCCCGACCGGGTCGCCTTCCTCGTCGGCCGAAGCCGGGTAGGCGTCGACCTCGTCGAGGCAGACGTATCGCGCCGGCATGGAGCGCAGCCCCACGGCGGAGTTGGCGCCGGTCAGTACCAGCACGCCGCCCGGAAAATCCTTCGACAGCTGCGTGTTGCCGCTGTCGCGCGCCCGCGCCGGCTTCACCCGCTCCCGAAGCGCCGGGCTCTCCTCGATCAGCGGGTCGATGCGTTGCCGCGAGTTGCGCTTGGCAAGCTCCACCGTCGGCTGGACCGCCAACATCGGCCCCGGTGCGTGGTGCATCACGAAGCCGATCCAGTTGTTGCCGGCCTCCGTGGCGCCCACCTGTGCGCCCTTCATGAACACCACCCGCTCGATCTTCGAGGCCGGCGACAGGCAATCCATGATCTCCTTGAGATAGGGCGCCCTGGACGTGCGCCAGGGGCCTGGCTCGGACGCCCCTTTTCCCGACAGCCGCCGATGCCGGTCGGCCCATTCGGAGACCGTCAGTAACGGGTCGGGACACAGGCCCTGATCGAAGGCCTCGCCGTAGATCTCAGCCGCGGCCGGAATCACCTGACAGTTCCTCGCACGCTGCGCGAATTTCGGCGGTCAGCATCCCATGCACCCGTTGTTCGTCGGTTTCCGCCGCCAGCACAGCGGCGAGGCGCTCGGGGATGTTCAGCAACGCATCCCGGACCACCCGTGCCCTGTTGAACGCGGCGACCTTCACGTCGTCGGCATCCAC